AACTTTTGATAGATTAGGGTCTGTTAGCTCAACTACCGATAACTATCCACCCTATAATATAAAGAAACTCGGAGGTGACTCACCAAAATATATTTTAGAACTGGCCTTAGCTGGTTTTGGTAAAAAAGATATCGACATTAAACTAACAGACGGAATACTTTCAATTAAATCTGATAAAGATAATGAAACTGATGGAGAAGAAATTCTTCGCAGAGGAATTTCCTATAGAAAATTTGAGAGAAAGTTTACCCTTGCAGATGATATGATAATTAATTCTGCAAAGCTCGAAGACGGATTACTGTCTATTGAGTTAGAACAAATTGTGCCTGAGGAAAAACGTCCTCGTACAATCGAAATCAAGTAATTTTGCTTGACGATTAACTTTACATTATGGAGAAATTATGTATAAAAAACTAACTAAAAAAGAAAAGATTATTAATCTTTTAACTAAAGGTAAAAACGTAACTTGGAAACATCTAAGAACTCGTTTTGATTTGAAAAGCCCAACTAAAATGGTTGACACCATTAAATCAGAAGGTCATGTGGTATACACAAACAAAACTTCTGAAGGTGTTGCTTACAGAATGGGTAAACCATCAGCCGCAATAATTGCAGCAGGTGTTGCAAGTGTACTCGGTACAGACTACGCTTACAAAAGTTAGTCAAAAAAATATAGAAAAGGGGTTGACAACAGCCCCTTTTTTATTGTATAATAAATTAAAATTATGAACTAGTGAGAATATATTATGGTAAAAGAAATTGACGTTGGTGCTTCCCAAATGGGAGTTGAGATATTAACCAATAAAGGTTCAGAAGACAATCCTACAAAATCAGTAGAAGTTCAAAAACCCCCAGAAAAACCTTATACAATAGATGACCATTCAAAAATGATTGAAGCAATGGGTCAACCAGACAAGGCAGCCGAGTTCAAACAAAAGGCAATTGATGCTTTAACTGAAGAGGGAAAGACCATGAATGACAGTATGACAGAAAAAGAAATAGCAAAACAAGAAAGAAGAAAAAAATCTAGGGAACTTGCCGCTGAATATAATAGAAGACAAGAATCTGGTGAAGACGTAACAGAATTTGAAGGCACTAAAGCACAAGAACCAAATCCAAGTGGTTTGGAAATTGCAATGCGACCTAAAGCTGCAGTTAATATAATGAAAGTTGAATTCCCACTTAACGTAATAGAAGAATTTAATACACATATTGATAAAGTTTTTATTTCAGCAAATGCAGCTCATAAATTGCAACCTATACCTCAAAACATTAAATCTCGTCCAACACAACTGACAATTAATCACAATGATAATGGTGTTGGAAAACAATTCTCAGATGTTTTATTAAGACTTGGTAAAACATATATGGAAAAAGTTACTGGTATTAAATTTAAAACAGCAATGGAAAGAATGTGGAGTGTGAATAGTTATGAAGGTGATTACAATCCAATACACGACCACGGCACAAAAACACCAATGGGTTTATCTTGTATCCTATATCTAAAAGTTCCACCACAGATAGAAAAACTTGATAGTCCCTCTGAAGAATTTTCATTACATAGTTTTTCTGGAGTTGTTGATGGATTTACTTATCTATCTTGGGGTGTAAATGGTATAGGGGATATTAATATGCTTCGTCCAATAACAGAAGAATATATTAAACCTGTTACTGGAACAATGTTAATGTTTCCATCATGGTTAAGACATGGTGTAATGCCTTTCTTTGGAGAAGGTGAAAGAAGAACTTTCTCTGCAAATATGAATGTAACACCAGAGGAATAGTAATGAAAATTAATTATAAATTTAGTGAAGATAAAACTTTAAATGAATTAGAAAAATACATTGACTCAACCTATGATATGCATTATAGTAAGAGTAAGTTCCAAGCAACTGAGTTTATCTTAGATGCTGGACATGGTGAAGGATTTTGTATCGGTAATATACTCAAGTATGCCCAACGATATGGAAAGAAGAATGGTAAGAATAGGGCTGACTTACTAAAAGTGATACATTATGCTATAATAGCATTATCAATTAATAATGGAGAAAGTGATGAAACTAAGTAATAACACAATAAGTGTATTAAAAAATTATGCTTCTATTAATCAAAACCTAGTGATTAAAGAAGGTAAAGAACTAACAACAATGTCTGCAATGAAAAACATTATTGCAAGAGCAGAGGTAGAAGAAGAATTTCCACAAGAGGTTGCAATCTATGACCTTAATGAATTCTTATCTTGTCTATCTTTATTTCAAAGTCCAAATTTAGAATTTGACAGTACTTTTGTAACAATTACAGAAGAAAATAATCCTAAGACTGCTCTTAAATATTTTTACTCAGACCCAAGTGTTGTTACAACACCAAGTAAAATGATTACTATGCCAAGTAATGAAATAACATTTACTTTAGATAGTTCAACATTATCTAACATTACAAAAGCAGCTGCTGTAATTAGTTCAGCTGATTTAGTATTAGAAAATACTAGTGGTACTTCTTCTTTAACTGTAAAAGATAAAAAGAATGATACTGCAAATAGTTATTCTATGGGTGTTGAAACAGAAGGTGAAGGTAATTTTAGTTTCTTCTTCAAAGTAGAAAATCTAAAACTTATAGATGGTAAATATACTGTTGAGGTTTCTTCCAAAAACATTTCACATATGAAAAATGAAAGCACTCCAGTTGAGTATTGGATTGCACTTGAGCCAGAATCAAACTATTCAGTTTAATTTAGGAGTTATATTATGGAAGAATTTTTGTGGGTGGAGAAATACCGTCCAAACAACATAGGTGATTGTGTATTACCTAAAGAACTAAAAACAACACTAAAAGAATTTGTTAAAGACAAGAACGTACCAAATCTAATTTTATCTGGAGGGCCAGGTGTAGGTAAGACTACAGCTGCAAAAGCAATACTAGATGAAATTGGTGCAACGTCAATGATGATAAATGGTTCTGAAGAGTCTGGTATAGACGTACTGAGAACTAAGATTAAGAACTTTGCTTCTACTGTATCCTTAGAGGGTACTGGAAGAAAGTATATTATCCTTGATGAGGCAGATTATCTAAATCCACAATCTACTCAACCAGCCCTTCGTGGGTTCATGGAAGAGTTCAGTAACAACTGTGGGTTTATCCTTACTTGTAACTACAAGAATCGTTTGATACCACCACTACACAGTCGTTGTAGTACTATAGATTTTCGTATACTCAATAGTGAAAAACCACAACTTGCAAAAGAATTTTTTGTGAGGGTTCAAGACATTCTAAATAAAGAGAAGGTAGAATTTGAAGTCAAAGTTGTGGCTGAAGTTCTTAACAAATACTTTCCAGACTGGAGAAGAGTTTTAAATGAACTCCAAAGATATTCTGCATCTGGTAAGATTGATTCTGGAATATTAACAAATTTATCAGAGGTAAATATAAATGAACTTATGCAAGCACTTAAAAAGAAAGAGTTTACGGTTGTTAGAAAATGGATTGTTCATAATCTTGATAACGATCCAAGTCGCATTTTTCGCCGTATTTATGATAATCTGTATGATAATGTGGACGCTGTTACTATCCCCCATGCTGTTATTATACTTGCAGAGTATTCTTACAAATCAGCGTTCGTAGCTGACCAAGAGATTAATATGTTAGCATGTCTTACAGAAGTAATGGGTCAGGTTAAATTCAAATGATAGAGGTACATGATAACGCATTAGAGCCTCATGTTGCAGAACTCATTGATATGCAACTAAGAGATGTATCTTGGAAGTACAACTACGACTCTGTAAAGAATGGTAAGAACAAACATTGGCATATATTCTGTGGTCACACTCCACAGGAGTGCCATGACAATGGCTATGGTGACCTTATTCCTATTTGGAATTTTATTACTAAACACAATCCACGACTTGAGATGGAACGTGCATATCTTAATGCTCACACACATGGTATTGAACCACACAGGCACGTAGATGATGGTGATTTTACAATCATATACTACCCTAGAATGGACTGGCAGATGTCATGGGGTGGTGGAACTCTTATAGAGGGTGATTACAATAACGGTCATTTAGAGGATAAATTTATTGACTATAAAGGAAATAGATTAATAATATTTACTGCTGGTAATCTACATCAAGCTCAACCAGTTTCAAGAGAGTGTTACGAACTTAGAACATGTGTTGTATTTAAAACAAATTTAAAGAAAGATTAATTATGTATGAATTGAAAGAATATTTAAATGCAGTTAATCACACTAAAGAACCTCTTATGGATACTGAGGATGAGGTCTGGGAGAAGAAGTATCCACCCTTTATTGTGAATAAATGTATTGCACCGTTTCAAGATACGATTATGCTTGTAAACGAAATGAACCGACTCCACCACCTAGATAAGAAACTACAGTTTGACTTTTTACTAAATAGTATCAGAACAAGGAAAAGATTTGCGCCTTGGATGAAAGCGAACAAAATAAGTAATCTAGAGTATGTTAAAGAGTTTTATGGATACAGTAATGCAAAGGCAAAGTCTGCTCTTACCATACTCACTAATGAACAAGTAAAACAAATAAAGACTAGTTTGAACAAAGGTGGAAAAAATGGAAAGCATTAATTGGACACAGGAGCAGATGCTAGAGGTTACTCTGAAAGAACCAGATGACTTCTTAAAGGTAAGAGAAACTCTTTCTCGTATCGGTGTGGCTTCTAGAAAAGAAAAAACATTATATCAATCATGTCATATCTTGCATAAGCAAGGGAAGTATTATATTGTACATTTTAAAGAGTTGTTTGCTCTTGATGGTAAAGACACAAATTTATCTGAAAACGATATTGCAAGACGAAATACAATTACAAATCTTTTAAACGATTGGGGATTAATTGAAGTGAAGGGTGACCTAGAACCTATGGCTCCTTTAAGTCAAATTAAGATACTCTCATTTCGTGAGAAAGATGAATGGACATTAGAAACAAAGTATGCTATCGGTAAGAAAAAAGAAGACTGATGGGAAAATTTGCTGAATTTTTAAAGGAACAAGATAACGAGAAACCTTATAAGTTATTAATTGTTTCACATGATGACCCTCTTGACCCAAATGAAACAGCTCCACTTGTTCGCAAAAAAGCAAGTGAATTAGGTTTACAAGTTTATCTTGCAGAATTCATGGGTGCTTACATGGAAGATGCTGGCGATGGTAAACTCTTCTATTCGTATCCAGTAAATGATAAAGGCACAGTTGAGATGCCTGATATGAAATCTGAAATAAAGTATGACAAACCTTTTAAAATAAATCCTAAAGATACTGTTATTATGATGCGAGGATTAAACGCAAAAAATGGTTGTGCTTCTTGGTGGACTATGGCACGAACTCTTGAACATGATGGATTTACAGTACTTAATTCAGTTAGATGTAATGAGATTTGTAATGATAAATGGTACAATCAAATTATATTTCAAAGAAATAATATTAAAACACCCAATACAGTTCTAATAAGACATTCAGAAGGTGCTCTTTTTGCAGCTGAAAAACTTAATAATAAATATCCAATGATTTTAAAAACATCTGTTGGTTCTCAAGGTGTTGGTGTTATGTGGGTAGAAAGTCCTAAAGCATTAGTAGGTATAGTACAATTACTTTATCGTGAGGATAAATATGTGGATATACTTTTACAAGAATATATTAAGACTGATTATGATGTAAGAGTTATTATAGTTGGTGGAGAAATTTTAGGTGCAATGAAAAGACCTATAATTGATGGAGATTTCAGAAGTAATGTATCACAAGGTTCTGAACCAGAGGTACATGAAATTACAGAGTTGGAAGCTAAAGAATCATTAAGAGCTGCAGAATCAGTTGACGGTGATATTGTTGGAGTAGATTTTATACCAGCAAAGAATAGAGATAAAGATTCACCTCTTTTTATTGAGGTAAATTCAACGCCTGGATTAATGGGAATAGAATCTACATTTGCAGATAATCAAATTGATTCTAAATTATATAAGAAAGCATTAAAAAAGGAAAAGGGTAAATATAGTATTACCACAGAAATACTTAAAACATATATGAATAGAGATAACTGGAGAAAATAATGAGTAACAATCTGATAAACGCACTAGCAAAAAGATACGAAGCTG